ATATGGACCTCAGTCTTTCCTCAGATTGGGGTAACGTAGCTTACAAGCTTTTCAGGAAGGCCTTTGTCAACATTGACAAGACCTGGGACACAGTCCTAAAGTTGAACTGTAAGAGAGCTTTCACAAGGCAAGTGATCGTTGACAGTTCGATGTGTTTTCAGTTCAAGCACGGCTTGGCTAGTGGTATTCCTGGTACAACAAAGTTTGACGAAGTGGCCTCGGCCACTGTCAATGGCTTTCTCCAGGAGTTATTCGAGCTTGAGATGGCTGCAGTCCACGACCACAATGATTTGGCCCAGTGGTTGGCTGGAAAGGGCGAAGCAGTCACTCAGCAATTTGGTCTCGTGTTCAAGGAAGGATCCTTCGTCCTTTCTAAGTTTGTTCCGGACCAGCCCAGTTACGGATTTGAGTTTCTGGGTCAAACACTCGTGCGTGTGTCAGGCAAGGAGAGGACTCACTATGTCCCTAAACCTAGTCTGACGAAGTTGATGATTTCATCAACCACGTACAAAAAATCGTACAAGAGCCCACTGATTAAGCAAAAGTGCGCTATGTCCAAGTTTCGGAGCTTGTACGCCGGTGGGGGTTACCTCCACCCGCTTTTCGCGGGTCGTCTGAGCACAATCTACAGCTCTATGGCGTCAAGAAATATACGGCCCATGGGTGAAGACGACGCTGGTTTTGTAGATGAATCTGAAACTAGTAAGTTTGTCGAGATCGTCTTCGCGGAGGACGATTACTCTTTTCCCACGTTGGAGTGGTGTTTGAACCTGTACCTGCCTTACGACGACCAGTTGGAAGAAGGGTCAGCAATCACTCTAGCTGAAAGACTGAACTCTGAGCCTAGCGAGATAGGCAGGAGGGACGAACCAGACTTTGATCTGACGGCTTTGGGTCTACTTCGGACTCAGAGGGTGAATCGTTAGCCACGATTATGCATGAGAAGCTTCAATCAGCACTCCACCCAAAAGATTGGTTCAAGCAGGAACAGCTCGAGAGAGAGCCAGGTGGCCCTGACGTTGGGGTCACCACGTTTCCTAATCCAAAAGAAGTGCCTGGGCGTTCGATGATGGGTATCCAGCCCTTGCCAGAAGCACAAAAGCGTGCTTTCGAAGAGGCCCAGGCAGCCGCGAGGCAAAAGATCCGAGAGGAACGGGTTGTCACCCAGTCCAAAGTGAAGGGCGAGAAGGATCGCGCTAAAGCATTTAAGGACAAGAGAAGAGGGGGCGACCAAAGGAGGACGGGAGGAATAACAGCAG